AGACATTCTTAGGAATCCAATGAAGAAGATTAACTTTCCTGTACGCACAGTCATTGCAGGTTATAATCTAGGAGAGAAACATTTGTGGGATAGAATGATAGGAGTATTTACCAATGGATTAAAGCTAAACCCTACTATATATGACTATGCAGAGGTAAGTAAATATATGGGTGCTTATGCTGATTCTGATATAAGTATCATTCCATTAGTAGAAAATAAGTTTGGTTCTATGAAATCAAACCTAAAGGTATTAGAGACTGCATCTAAGAAGAATCCTGCAATAGTTAGCAACGTACACCCTTATAAGGATATGCCTGTTTGCTATGTAAACAATCAACAGGATTGGTACAAATGGATTAAGCTATTGACCTTTGATGAAGCAGCACGAGTTGAATATGGGCAGAAGCTATTTGATTACTGCAATACTAACTTTAACCTACACACTATAAATAACAAGAGATTTGCTATTTATAATAAATTAATAGGTAATGCCAATAACTAAATGTAGTAACGGAAAGTACAGAATAGGTACAGGAAGTTGCGTTTATGACACAGAACAACAAGCTGCTAAGGTATGGGCAGGAATTATAGCTAGTGGTAAATATGAAGAAACTTATAATGATTATCCTGAATCAGCTAGTAACAATGCAAAGAGGGCATTAAAATGGGCAGAAGAAAATGGTTGGGGAGAATGTGGAACTGCAGTAGGTAAAGCAAGAGCAAACCAATTAGCAAAAAAAGAAAACATATCTAGGGATACTATTGCTAGGATGGCATCATTTAAAAGACAACAACAAAATAAAGATGTACCATATTCAGAAGGTTGTGGTGGTTTAATGTGGGATGCTTGGGGTGGCACTTCAGGTATTGAATGGGCAATTAATAAGCTGCAACAAATTGATAAAACAAAATTAGCTGAAGGACTGCCACATTATACCAAAGATGGTAAATTATGGACAGGCGAAACACACAAAGATGCATCAGGCAAATTAATGACAGGCGCAGTACATACAGAAGATTCAGAATATTTATATCATTATGATGAATTAGCAGAAGTAGGCAAAAGGGGTGGAATAAAAGAAAGTCCTAAAGCACCTAAGTCAGATACTAAGAATCAAGACCCAAAAGGCGAAGGTAGTGCAAAAGGTGATGCAGGTGGTAAAAGTGGCGCAGATGTACCAAAAGATGTAGAAGAAACTTTACAAAACAAAGCAAAGGAATTTAATGAAAGGTATAAAGATAAATTAGGATATGGTGCAAATATTGGTGCATTGAAATCAGTATATCAAAGAGGGTTAGGAGCATATAATACAAGTCATTCCCCATCTGTAAATTCAGCAAAACAATGGGCAATGGCACGAGTAAACGCATTTTTATACCTTATAAAAAATGGCAGACCCGAAAACCGTAAGTATGATTCTGACTTTGATTTATTACCAACAAAGCATCCTAAATACCCAAACTAGATAATGGAATATTATATACAATTTGGTAACTTTAGAATATCATTAGGGGTATTAACAGAAACTATCCAATTAGGTATTTCAATGGGTTATTCAGTAGATGAATTTGCTCAATTGCATAGGAGTTTAAACATAGGATTTATATTCATATCTTTGAACTTCATAATGTTGAATGAAAAAACACACTAAATTATATTTAGATTACTTTGGGTATGGCATAGAAGATTTTATTCCCTGTGAATCCTGTGGCGCAAAGGCAGTAGACATACATCACATAGAAGCAAGAGGAATGGGGGGAGACAAAAAGGCTGATGATATTAAAAATCTTATGGCATTATGTAGGCAATGTCATTTAGTTATGGGGGATACAAAGACACATATGGAGTATCTAAAAACTAAACATAAAGAAAAACTAGGATGATAATACTAGCTGCACAAATAGAAGGGTTAACATCAAGAAAAGATAAGACCATTAAAGTTACCTTTGGAACACAGGAACTATCACCTGTTGATGCTGCACAGGTATTTCAACTAAATCAAAGATTCTGTTACATAGCTATTAAAGAAGAAACATTTCAACAGGATGAACTAGATAACTTAGATGATATTAAAACAGACCTAGATACAAATAAGACCCCATCACAAAGATTGAGGGGAATTTTATATATAAACTACCAACAGAACAACGAAGGATACAAAGATTTTAGCACATACTACATAGCAAAGATGGAAGTACTGTGTGAACATTTTAAAGCAAAATTGGATAAATAAACAGAAATATTACAGAAATGCCATTTGAAAAAGGAGTTACACCAATAGGAGCAAAACCATTTGAAGCAGGAGAATCAGGAAATCCAAATGGTAGACCTAGAAAATATGTCAGCCTGTTAAAAGAACAAGGATATAAACTATCAGAAATAAACGATAGCATTCAGGCTTTAATGTCTATGGATGAAGAAGAACTTAAATCAGTTAGCACTAATGACAAAGCAACTGTAGTAGAAAAGACTATTGCAAAAGCCATATTAAAATCTATGAGCAATGGTAGCCTGTATTCATTGGATACTTTACTTACTAGAGTATATGGCAAACCAAAAGAACAGATGGATATTAAGTCAGATAATAAAATAGAAGTTATCTTTGTAGATGGTAAAACCATTTTATAATGCAAATATTCTTACCTAATCCACACGCAAACCAACAAAGAATCCTAGAATGTGATAAGCGTTTCAGGGTGGTGATGTGTGGTAGAAGATTTGGTAAGTCAGAACTATCACAGATACTTTCTGTTACATATGCCGTTAAAGGTCTGTCTGTGGCTTATATTACGCCTACTTATGGATTAGCTAAGGTTTTCTTCAGTAAGCTAACTGAATCCCTAGAATTGCCTAAAAACAAGTCTGATTTAAAAATAGACTTTCCTAATGGTGGGCAGGTAGAATTCTTTACAGGTGAACGATTAGATAACCTTAGAGGTCGTAAATTTCATTTGGTTATTATAGATGAAGCATCCTTTATACCTGACCTAGAGGCAGGATGGCAGAACAGTATTAGACCAACCCTAACTGATTACAAAGGGAAGGCAATCTTCTTATCTACTCCTAGAGGTAAAAACTACTTCTATAGCCTGTTTATGAAAGAGGGTGAAAGTGATTGGGCATCCTTTAAGTTTACGAGTTATGACAATCCTTTTATAGACCCAAAGGAAATAGATGATGCTAGGATGCAACTGCCAAATGTAGTATTTGAGCAGGAATATATGGCAAACCCTTCAGAAAATAGCCCAAATCCATTTGGTAATAAGTTTATTCAAGATTGCATTAAGCCAATTAGCAACCAACAAATAGTTGCATTTGGTATTGACCTTGCACAGTCTGTAGACCATACAGTTATCATAGGGTTAGATAATAATGGCAATGTGGCTTATTTTGACAGGTATCAAATGGATTGGCATAACACTAAGGAGAATATAAAGAGGCTGCCTAAATGCCCTATATTAGTCGATAGTACAGGTGTAGGAGACCCTATCCTAGAAGATTTACAAAGGGAGGGAATAGCTATTGATGGCTTAAAGTTTACGAGTTCAAGTAAGCAGCAGATTATGGAAGGGTTAGCAAATGCAATACAACAGGGTAGAATAGGATTCCCTGATGGAGTAATAGTAAAAGAACTAGAAGTATTTGAATATCAGTTCACTGCAAATGGGGTTAAGTACTCTGCACCTAGCGGATTTCACGATGACTGCGTTATGGCTTTGGCTTTAGCGTGGAATAATTTCAGCATCAAAAGGGGGTCAGGTAGGTACACTTTTATGTAATTTACCGCTTATCCTTGATAATTACCGTTCATCACAAAGTTTAAAAATAGTTGGCAATATGTTTGGAAGTAGTATATAAGTTTATATATCTTCACTGTATCAAAAACAAACAAAAACTATTTATTATGAAAAACATCTCACAAGTATCAGCAAACTTTAATGTTGAAATTCAAAATGGTTCTAAAGGAACTAAAAATGTTTATGGTTCTATTAAATTTAAAAATGACAAATTATCTATTTCTATTATGCATAGAAATTGGTTAGGTGGTTATTTAGTACATATGACTGAAAGCCTTGTAGAAAAAGAATTTTCTAATTACAAAACTTCAACAATTTTTTCTAGCTTGATTGAAACATCTACAGGTATCGTTGATGAATTAAGAGTTGCTACACAAGAATTAAAAGCAAACTATATTGTAAAAACTAAAGAAACTGCAAAAAGAATGTTTGATAATGCTATTGAAAAAATTCCTAGTTTGAAAGTAGCTAAAGAAACTGCTTGGCAAAATTATCGTGCAGGTGGTACAGATAGATATGAATATTTTCAATTAG